TGTAAGTTCCTTTTTTATGAGTAGTACCATCTGGATTTTTTTTTCATGTATCTGCCCACTCATTTAAAATCTCTTCTCTTAATACTGGTTCAGCTACTGTATATGCTCCTTGTCCTAATCCCGCGCCAGCCGCAGGCAGCATGGCAATTAAATAATTTAAAGGAATTTCACCGGAGTTCCATGCCTTAGAATCACCCATGAACCAATCGGCTACACCGACAGCACTAGTACCTGCTCCTGTTAGGGAAGTAGCCGCTAATAAAGCCAGCAACTGGGGATCCATCCCAGCATGTCTTTTTATTGTTGCCGACATCTATAAATAGGAACTAAGACTCATTACCTATTCTATATAGTAATAAGTCCTAGGATCCTGATTACGACTAGAAGCTGTACTTAACTCCTACCTTTCCACCTGTACCGAAATCTTCTTCCTCTTCACCTGTAAGGAAAGAAACTTCACCGTAAAGATCAGTAGATTCAGTGATAGCAACACTTCCGCCAGCTTTACCTGAAAAACGAGTCTCAGTATCAGCATCTTTAACAGCTACGAATGCTGGTCCACCTTGTACGTAGTAAGAAACCTTGCCAGTATCATTAGCACCTGCGTAACCAATATGAACGTCGGTAGTAGCGTTTGTATACTTCTTATCTGCCCAACTAGCGTTGGTCTCAACATTAAGATAGGGAGCAGCGAATGTAGCTGGGGCTAGCACTAAAGAGAGTGCAGAAACAGCGTATGCAGTCTTTAACATAGAACTGATTATTTTAGATAACAGTTCTCATCTTATACACAATTTGTAACAATTTTATTAGGTTTGTGACAGTTCTTTTTCCAATATGGGCTTTAACTCTGATATTAAAGGATAGTGCCTGAGTAATGTTTTAGCTTCCCGACGAACTTCTCTGGGAATACGTGGGGTTTCCTTTACATTTGTTAGACGTAAAAGAAAATCTCTTGTTGCTATGACAGCAGTTACTTTTTGCTGTGGTGTGCTAATCGGATGTCTTAGTTTCATTATTAGTTTGTATAGGATCGAAATCAAGACGTACAGGATTTGCTGCATCATATGCATGAATTTGACCCCGATGCTTTTCGTCATGCCATAACTCCACTTGACGATCAATTTCTCTTTTGCCTAAATGCTTAGCATGTAGTTCAGCTAATCCTGTATAAGTATTTCGGAGAGGCAGTGGTGCATCATCTCTGTGATATAGATCATACAGATAGCTCATATAGTCAGATCTATTCTGATTGTTTCTTACCCTTTGCAAAGGGGTCATCGTGTCTTCCATAGTGCTCCTAATGTTTTCAGACAATAGCTATGCTACTTCGACAAATCAAGTGCCTGTGAATCTGCTACACCATAAGGAGGTATGGGAACAATATTAAAAGCTAAGGAATACCTAGGTTTATCACCTTTCTGCCTGCCAATTTTATGATTTAAATAACTTGGAAAAAGAATTAATTTTTGATGTTCCGGAGGAATAACCCATTGTTCAGCAAGAGTTATAGGACTATCTTCCAAATCATTTTGTCTTCGAAGTTGATAGCTGCCATGATATTGCAATGGTGTCATAATTTCTAAAGGAGCCACTCCTTCTTCTTCGTAATCATCGAAATAAAAAATACCACTATAAAAACAATTGCGATGATTATGAACTTGACCATCTAATCCTTTTTCAGTGACATTAATCCAAGAAGTAGAGATAGCCCATTCGTTGGTATATTTCAATAAGTCGTAATTAAGCCTATTAAAAATTTCAAGTAAAGCTTTTTTAGTTTCTGGTATTTTGTCTAATACTTGAAAATCTGGTTGACTCGTATCTATCACCCCAACATCTTCTCCCGAGTATTGAGCAGCTTTCACGAAGCCACTCTTTATATCCTTTAACGGTTTAGCATCAATATGCTCTGCTTTTAAATAAAAAACATTGGATGCAAATAATGGTAAATATCCTACGTTCATGATGCTGATGCTACTCCCCAGCTACCATCTTTTTTAGCTTGTTCACTAAGCTCTCGTTGTTTTTTCATTTTAGAATATTTATCAGGATTTATTCCTCCTCCCCAAATTACTAAAGAGTACCTTGTGCCTGATCTTACATGGGATACTTTATGGGGATATAAAGAAGGAAAGACAATTAAATCACCTTGTTTAAATTTCCTAGTTGGAGCCGGATGAGGAAAGAATTTTAAAAAGCCACCTTCGAAATCTTCGTCATGTTCAGAGAGTAGCATCGTTGCAGAAACGTCTCTAAAGGAAGCAGGTGTGTCTAATTCTGATGCTGCATCCATGTGCCATTGATAAAAATCTCCTTTTTCATATTTAGTAAATTGAACTTGTTCTAAGTAATCAATAGGAGTTTTAAATACTTCATTTGCAGCTTTTAAATAGGCTTGAACAACAAATCGAAAAGCAATTCTTAAATCACCATTTTCTTTCTTCTCTAATTCTTGAGGATCGATCCAAGTATTTTTCGACCTACGCTTTGTTTGTACTAGCTCTGAGCCAGTATTCACCCTTGACTGTTGGCACTTCTCATCGCCATAGTCAATCAACACTTGACAACCTTTTTTCGTTAATACTTCTGGTACGACCCAATAATCTCCTAACATTACCTTGCTAAATGTCCATGATTATGCATTAATCTAAGTCGTGCATTGTCAGTTATCAAGTTAAAACTATAAATCATTCGGTCTTCCCCTGAATTATTAGGTAAAGTCGAATGAGGTAGCCATGAAGGAAACAAAACCATCAGTCCAGTTTTAGTCTGAAATGTCATATTAGTAGTCGGTCCGGGAAAAATTCTTGATCCTGGTCCCCAAATATTCATGGTTTTAGTTACCCAAGCTGGATCTCTAAAAGTAAGCATTCCAGAATCCTTACCTCCTTGGGCTTTTAAATAATACACTCCACTCATTTCAAAACAAGAATGAATATGCTCAGGAACATAAGCTTGATCTGGATATAACGTTACCCAACTATTGGCAATCGTGAAACCTTTTAGCAATTTCTCTGGAATCGTATCAGATAGCATCCGTACAGCCATGCCTAATACATAACCATTTAACTTGTCCCACTCAGGATCTGCAGCTAAATTACCATTAAAATAACTAGTACTTCCTCTAGTATCTTTAACTTTTTTATCATCAGTTGCTTGACCTTCTAGCCAACCTTCTGAGACAGTGCCTACTTTATCTAAGCTATTGAGTAAGTCGTATCCTTTTTGACAATATTCATCAGTGACTTCTATATGGTTAGAGTCTTCTCCTAAATAAATAGGTGTTGCAAAAAGATCAGTACGAAATTCGCCAATCCTAGCAGTATCATATTCTCTTGGAGAACTGAAGTCTTCAAGAATAATTGGGTTTTTCCCTACATGCTTATACTTGTCTATTTTTTCTGCCATATCTCGTATAAAGCTACGAATATCGTAGCTCTAAATCCTATTTATGCAGGTGAAAAACAGGATTAACCTTTAAATTCAGTAGCGTATTTTTCACCGTCTTCTGGAACACTTGCTGTTTCTTTTGAAACATCCCATACGAGATCACCAAAAGTCTCAGTAGCTGCGTTGTAAGACGCTCCTTCTACGACAGAATCGCCACAGGCAACGTAACTAGCATCAGGAGCAACTGCTGCACCGATAATACTAATTACGCCCTTCTCAGTTCCTCCGCCTAATTTTGGAAGATCTCCAATTTTTGCCCAAGGTGCCATGTTTCTGTTTGATTAATTTACTTTTATTCTATTACCATTCGATGAGAACGTAACCTGGGCCACCCGCACCAGAGAGTCCTTCACCACTAGGCTCATAATGACCATGGCAACCGCCACCGCCAGCACCGATTCCACCGGCTCCACCCATAGCTCCTTGGCGACTACAACCACCGCCTCCTCCACCTAGAGCTCCACCGTGTCCTCCGTTACCGTTGAGTCTATAGTTGTTAGCACTGATCTTGTTGTCATTAGCATACCAAGCTAGATCAGTCACACTAAATGTGTTGTAGCTAGTCCAGTTATTGTAATCGTTTTGGTTGTTGTTTTCAGTAACACCAGCACCACCACCACC